ATGTAAAACGTTCTCTATCTTCCCAGTCTATTGGATATGGAGCTGCGTCTACGGCTAATGACGGATATTGATTATGTCTACCTTTTGGAAATTTTAATTTACTAAACCCTTCTTCAAATAATTTGTTTTGTTCTTCTTCGCCACGATGACCTTGCAACACAGTACAATCAAAATCTTCTACTACTCTTTCAAATAGTTCTACTAATCTTGGGTCGCAAGTATTTAATCTTTCTTGTGATTTTTTTCCAAATCTTGGCATTATTTTATTTTTTCCTTCATAAAATCTACAATAACATCTTTTAAAGGTTTGATTGGTGTTCCTGTTATCATTCTTTTATGCGCATCACGAGTTTGAGGTCCAGGAATACTATCAATCTTACCTGTATAAAATCCACGTTTTTGCATTAATTTTTGATACTCAGCTATATGTTTTTTGCTCATAAATGCAAAAGGTTCAACTCCTAATCTTGTTTGTCCTAAAGCATAGTCTTCAACTCCGTGGTCTTTAATCCAATCATTAGCATCTTTTTGACCTTTTGAAATACCTTCTTGAGCTTTTTTTCTATTATTTTTAAAATCTGACATAAATTCTTTATAACCTGATTGCATAGCTTTAGCTGTATCGTCAATAAAAGGAGAAGCCATTTTCATAACTCCAGGTTTTGCGCCACTTTGATTATATGCTCTTGTTGCTTTAACCCAATTTTCCCAAGTAGGATTTTCAAAAAAGTTTACATCCATAAGATGTGGTGTAACTGCCCATCTTCTTGAAAAATTTATTATTTTGCTATTTGTTTCGTTTTTAGAATTTTGTCTTCTTTGAAAATCTTCTTTAGATTCTCCTTTGTATGGTGTATTTTCTGGCATAACTATTCCTTATTTTTTATAAACTTTTTCTGCTCCAGCAATTCCAAACGAACCTAATGTTACCCAAACAAATGAATTATAAATATTATCGTTAATTATAATTTCTTGTCCTAATAAACCTGTTACTAAATCTACAACTCCAAATACACACATAAGTGCAAAAGAAATAAATCCAATAATAGATTTTTCATTATATTCGTTCTTATCTTTAAATATTGCCCACATCTTTCTTCTCCTTTATGCTACTAACCAATGCTTTGCTTTTCTTTTTGGTTTATACCATTTTGGTTTATCTTTTGCTCCATCAGACTTATAATTAGGGGGAAAAGCGTGTAAATTAGCATAATATAGTCCCTCAATTGTGTCATCATGAGCCATTCTTGGTCCAAATGTAATGATTTCATTAATTAAATCAAACATATTTTCCCTAAAATATAATGAACCTACACTAAAAATGCCAGATAAACCTGAATAAATCCTATTTCTTTTCTGTGTTCCACCTGGTTTTTCAGGAATTACACTAATATCATAGCGATTAATTCTCCTCCTTTCATCATTGAGAGCTTGGAAAATACTTCTATTCATAGCAACATCTTCTACTGTAGCGCTTTTACAATTGTATTTATTGTACAACTCTATTATGTAATCTACTACTCCTTTTTTATCAATAATGTTTCCTTCATTATCTTTCGCTCCTAATGTAGGAACACTTCTATGTCTTTCATATTCAAGAACATATCTATTATTATTTGAATCAACTGCTATTACCATAATTACACTAAAGTCAGATTCTTTTGTATCAATATCTGTAGCTGGGTCACATCCTATAAAAGTATTAACAGGAACTTTGTCTCCATCTTTAACTATATATCCCAAATCTTCTTCTTTATCATATTCGTAATAACCTTCCCAATATTTAATATGTTTTTGTGTCCAAACTGAATCTTCTTCAGATTGTACTTGCATCATATATTCTTGATAGAACTTAGAAGGCGTTCCACTATCTTGATAGAATTTTTTCTTTTCTTCTAACTTTGTTAATGGAAACCAACCAGGCCACAAAGAGCTACCATCTGGAAGAATTGCTTTATACGTAATTACTCTCCACGCAAAATCATCTTTGTTTTCTTTTTGACGTTCATAATTAATGATGAGATTGTTAATAAAACTATCGTAGTGCACAGGAGTACCATTAACCCTAAGCCTACCAGTATGAGGCTCAATAGCAGGATAAACCACAGCAGTAACGAGATTAGAGTTTTTACTACGTGCTTCAGCTGTGATTGTATTGGCTTCGTGTTCGAAGTCGTCGAGAATAATAAGGTCGTATCTTTTATGTAACTTAGCCCCTCCTCTAATCCCTGCAACATTCGATTTACTAATGAGTTTACATCCATTGGTTAACTCCACATCTTCTTCTGTCCATTTTCTTCCTTTCAAACTACCGAAATAGTATTTTATTTTATCGTTATACTCAAAATGGTATTTAATATAATCCATATTACCAGTACTAAGTTTTTGCGTAGCAGATACCCATGCATAAAATAGCATATCGTCTTTAGGGCAAAAACAAAAGTCTTTGATAATTGAGCATTTAGTAAGCACAGTTTTTCCATGACCACGAGGCAAAATAACCGCTAATTGTTTCACTTCTGGGTCATCAATAGCATCAGCCATCTCATAATGAAATGGAGGTGTTTCACTTCGCATAAAATCATCAGGAAGAAATAACTTCCCGAATGCAATCATATCTTTACTTGCTAGTTGTAGCGCTTCTTCCGCTTTGCTTATGTTCTGTATCTTGTGCATCTTTATTTCTTTTTTTCATTTCACTATTAATAAATTTTTCCAATTTATCTTCGTCTTTATTCATTCTAATTAAACAATCAACAACATTATCAATCATTACTACCTGACGTTGCAAAAACTCAAAACGTGTTGCTAGTTCTTTTACAGCTCTAACTAAATCATGTTTTGTTACAGTTTTTTTGTTCATTTTACCCACCTTGACCTACCTTTCTTTTTTTATAGTTTGGACTTTCTTTGGTATAGTATTTTGTATTATTACTCATACCTTGTCTAGTCTTCTTCTTTCTTTTAACCCTTTTTTCAAAGGTTCCAAATACTCTTCTTCTCATTTATTTTTTCTTACCTTTTTTCTTTTTTGGTCTACCTGGTTTTCTATATGTTCCTTTTCCACTTGGCATTTTAATTCTCCCAACAGTTAATTTTATCTTTAGTAAATTCCATAGTAATCCAACCCGTACGTTGAATCCCATAGAAGCTATAACGAGCATAGTCTGCGTATCTGAGGAACGACCCTCCTCTTACATACCATTTTCGTTTTAGACTTTCTTCTCCGTCTTCTATTGTCAATGAATCAATTGGCTTACAATACAACTGATGATTATGTCCTAAAAAGTATACATCGCCATCAGAATAAACCGAAGCCATTTTATCCAATTCTGTGTCTCCATTCTTAGCTCCACTCTTTCCGTGTCCACTAACAAGAAACCAATCTTTGTCGCCAATAGTAATTTGTGCGTATCCAGGCAATCTGAAATATGGAACATCCATTTCACTTGCTAACGTTTTACATACATCAAAGTCTAGTATATTAAAACTTCTTAGATAGTCGTGATTCCCTCCTCTTATAAATAGGCACTTATCCTGTATGGGTTGTACCAGTTTTAAGAAGCTTAGATATTGCTCTTCTGGTGGAATACTTTGCCCTCTTTGATTTATTTTATAATTAGGGGGAATCAGTTCTATCATATCTCCATTACCAAACCATCGTGCATTTGGGTCTTCGTATATAATTTTAATTGCCTCTTGAAATTTTTTCAAATCAAATTCGTGTGCTCCTACGTGTATATCCGTTAATCCGTGTACTCGCAGTTTTTCGTTTGATTGTATTTTAAATAGTTTACCTGGTTCTATGTGCTTCTTGTCGTATTCTTTTACATCAGAAGGTATTGGTATAGAAAACCATTTCCCGCAAGACTTACAGCTAAATTGTTGTTTAACAGTATCTTTGTTGCGTTTTTTACCTTCTTTTTTTGTCAACATACTACTACAATGTGGACATATCATTTGATTTCCTCCTCGGAAGTTGTTTCTGGAAGTATTGCTCTAGAAGCTCCTTCTATCTCTTCAGGACTAAACCCTTGGAACATTCCAACTACTCCAGTTTCTATTTTCTTAACTTGATTACCTAGCGTACCGATTGCTTTCCCTAGTTCTTTTAAAGATTGCAATGCAATATTCTGGTCTTCACTTGTATCAGCTAATTGCTTTAGGGAACCTAATATATATGCATGGTCAATCCCTAGCTCTTTCGCTATTTCTTTTGAAGTTTTTTCTATCTCACTCATTACTCGCTCCTGTTTAAGTAAAACTACAGCTTTTTTTCTAGCCGTGTTACGATTTTTTTCAGTAAATGCTTTCATATAAGCACTCACAGCATCTTTTCCTACTGCGACGCTAGTCGCAAAAATTTTTTCTCTGTTCGTACATTTGGACCTCTCCTTTACCCTACTAGAAGTATTCTTGATTTTGGTGCTAAATGTGTAGCGATTTGGGTGTTTCTCAAAGTCGGTGTCCATGTAAGTTTTCTTACAATTGACAAATGTTCCAACTATGGTTCTTACATAGCCTTTAGATTGTTTATAGTTTTTAGAATCTTTCGGATGCGATAGATTACTGGAAACCTTTAAAAGCTGAACAATACGACCATCATCACTCTTAACCCAATCCCCTTGTTTAGCATCTCTCCATTCGGAGTGAAGTATCCCTTTGGGATGGTCCTTTAAAAACTCCTCTTTCGTATCATAGACGTAATGTCTTGTGTGTTTAATCTTTCTACTTTCCACGTTTTGACAATTGTTTGTGTAAGGATTCAATCAAATACATCACATCTTTGTGAATCCAATACTTCTTTCCATTGATTTCTATGGGTACACTACTAACTCCCTCGTCAGCATCGCCATCATTTTCAACATATTCCATTGTCATATCTTCATCTTCTAGAATCTGCTTAGACAATATCCTTTCTAATTTAACCAAGCGTTCAATATGTCCCAAGATTCGTTCCTGGTCCTCTTGTGATAACCTAGCTAACCAATTAATTGATGTACCCATACATTTTTTCCTTGACATAACACATAAAACACATTATCTTCAAGTAGTCTACGTAGCTATCGCAGATACTAGTAGATAATAGTAGATTATGTAGATTTCTTTTTCTTTGGTTCTTTCTTTTTCTTTAAATTCTTCTGAACCTGTTCTATAGCTTTCTCAAGCAGCTTCTGGTTCATCTGGGCTTTTTCAGCTTCTTTTCTAGCTACCCCAGTTAATGCTCGTTTACCTGATAGGTCTTTAGTTGTTATATATCCGTCATCTGACATAAAAAACTCCTTTGTTTCTACAAATCTACGTATACCCCATGTTATTTCCAAGAAAAAAATGCAGTATTTTGAAATGTAGCTATATACATATACCCTACCCCCTTGTTGGGGTTTTTGATATATACATATTAACTTATGTATGTGTCACAGATTAATCTACTGAGACAGATTACTTATATTAACTCATGAGGAGACAAACATGAAATTAGATAAAGAAACTATGTTGTACAAATTATTCTTAGCTTATTGTTCTATGTCAGTAGGTAATATGAACAATCGTGCAGCAGGCATCAGATCCAAATTGCCACAGTATCAAATCGATAACTTCTTTAGAGAAGCTATACAGAATGTTCAACAAATATCTAACGTGTCTGAAGGTACCACAGGTAATCCATTTACCAGTGCTAACCTGAAGTTAGATAAGACAGTACAATCAGTATCAGCTATCTCACCTGAACAGGTGAAGTCATTGAAGCAGAATACGGCAGTGTGGAGCGCACTTCCTAAGGAAGTACGTGATGCTCTATCAGAAATAGAGTAGGTGTGTGGGAAACAGTGAGCATCGGGTGATAGCGTATGCGAAGAGCTGACAATTGCATTGAGAGGTAGCTAATAGTTACCTCTCATACTCTTTTATATATTATTTATTATATATTAGAGATACTTAAAGCTATTACTTAAAGCATTATAGAATTATACTAGGTAATCCACACACCGTAAGTCAGCTAATGCATATTAGATGTTCACTTCCTAGTATATATATACCTTCATGTTAATAACATGGGGATAAACTGGGGATAAATGGGAATAGGCTCTGTTTGTCATCTTATTCCTACCTTAGTTAAAAGATTTTTAATGAGATTCTCTAGCAAAGTACAAGCAATGAT